GACCAAAGGTTGGATCAGGATAGCCATTGATGCACTCCTCGACTTGACCGGGAAGTTTCTTATCATCAGATTGTCTAGATACTCCACCAAGATAATCGTCAACTCGCTGAGTAACTGCTGGCATTATCGTTGTAAAGCGTGAAATGGTTGATAACTTTGATAGAAGTTTTGAGCGTCTTGTGGATGACCAAACATAGTGAACTGCCCTTGGCTAGTTTCATATTCGGTAGCGATAGCTCTCATCTCTAGTTCTTGTGCTTTGAGACGTGTGTACTGATCGTCGTCTCCTACTATTCTACCAGACACAAGAGTAGCTGCTCTGGCTTTGATATAATTTTGTATAGGTTCTGGAAGATCTATAAAGTCAAACTCCCAGATGACATCACATTCGATAGGACTGTAAGTCCATTTGTATGTGTGGTTTTGTCTGTCATATAATTTACCACTTCTACGTACAGCGTGATAGGGTGAGTTCTGTGCGTTTTCTGTAAGTTTTATTTGTATTATATTGTTAGGTATGAGTATTTCATCATTGTTATCTTTTGTAAACTCATAGTGGTACTCCTTGTTGAAAGTCCAGCCCTCTGATTGTACCTCTCTAGACACCTGTAACAGTGTATCATAAGCAATCGCAACTTCCGGGTTGGTTTGGTCTAGTGTAGTTACAGGAGCCTGACCACAGGATGTGAGTATATGATTTATAGCTGGTAGCTCTTGTGTAGCGTTTGTGGTTGGAAAAGGCATAATAAAAAAGGGGAGCCGAAGCTCCCGTATATAAAATAAAAATTAAGCGTTAGCTGGATATGTTGTACCGAATGCAGCATTACCTGTAGATCCGACAGCAGCACCAGCGATTAACTCAACGCAAGCAGCAGGGTTTAAGAAGTCTGCTCCCATTGCGAGTCTACCTAGGATTACATCACCTTGGTAAACGACACTCACATCTCCAGATGTAATCTGAACTTGTGGTCCGATTGATTCTACAACACCGGCTCCTTCCTTCTGGAAGATAAGTCCGCAGCTGTTAGCAAAATCAGAAGCGTTACCGTAGTTGTTGTTGATACCAGTTACAGAAGCTCTACCGTCTTCAGCTGTTTCACCAACGAATGATCCTACGTTTCCGGGGCTTGTTACACCGGGGTTTGTTGCAGATGCAGAACCGTACTTAGTACCGTATGAGCCGAAGAATGGAATGTTCATTGACTTGTAGATCTTGATGCCTGCAATTTCAATGATTCCGTTACCTGACTGTAACGCAGTACCTTGTGTGTCTCTGTTGATAAGACCATTAGAACCAACACCTTGTATTAATTCGT